CAGGACTTCAACGAAGCGTGACCAGTTCTCCAGGCGGAGGTGCATGGCTACCTGGTGGTCTTCCACGATAAAGAAATCGACCAAATCACGCTTCATGTGTCGCCCTTCCTCTGTTTATTTGTTGGAGTGGAGTCGGTTACTTGAGCAGCCCGGCAATCTCTTTCAGCAGCCAGACCTTGGGTGCGAACCACACCAGCAGAAACTGCGGCGCAGCCATGCACAGAATGAACACCGAGAAGATGAATGGAATGAACTGAAACGGGGTAAGGTGATCCGCTCGGAAATAATTGCTGCGGTACGGTTCGGATGCATACTGGTTTCTGTTGCTCGCCCTGAACTCCGCAAGGTCGGCCTTGAATTGCTGATTGGCGGCGGCGTCCTTCTTGCGAATGACTGACACTAGGTAGCCCCCCAAGGCCGCGAGACACAGCGCAAACAAAATCGTCGCCGTGTTCAGCGCCCGCCCGTAGGCGATGTAGCTCTGAGCAATGTCCGGCAACTGCGCCATCGCAAAGTCACTGGTCTTGCCTGCTGCCGCCTGAATGCTGGTCAGGATTTCGACCAACTTGCCTTGCAGTTCCTCTTTCATCGAATCTCCTATGTGCCAGGCAGGAAGGGAGCGCCTGGCGATCTCCGTTCAATGCAGGGAGTCCAGCATCTTTCCGATGCGGTAGTCGCTCCACTCGCCTTCAACCTGTTCCACTCGGTGGCGCACCCGCCAGTCAATGGAGTCCGTGTTGCTCTTGCCGAGATTGCAGTCGCGGCATAGGACTTGCAGGTTGGCCGGGTCTAGGGCCAGATCCGGGCGAAGGCTGCGCGGCTTAATGTGGTCAACGTGAAGGCTGTACTTGCCGGGCGGCGTTCCGCAGAGGGTGCATCGGCCATTGCAGTTCCGCAGTGCTTGGTAGCGTGCTTTGCGCCACAACTGGCTGTTGTAGAAGTCGTCCTCCAGCTTGGTCGGCTCCTGCCGATTGGAGGTAATGGCCTGTTCGTGCCATTCAACAATCGCTTTCTTGGCGTGCCCGTTCTTAGGTCCGTCAGGGACAATCCCGAGGCTCCTGGCAATCTTCAGGGCGCTACTCGCGTCAGGCAGGGGAGCCCCAGCCAACCGCAGCCACGTTAGGGCACACGTCCGAGCAAACTGATACGGCGTCATAGGTTGACCCGGCTTCGGGATGGGCGGCGGTTGGCGCTTCACATCAACCCCGCAAACGGGTTGCCCTGCGTCTCTTTCCACCGCTTGTTTAGCTTGATGGCGGAAACAGTCGTCGGCGGGATGTTCAGTTCCCTGGCAAGCGCAGCTCCTGTCTTGTTGCTAGACCGGATGTAGCGGGCAATGCTCATATCCCTCTCGGAGCGTTCCCGAGACTTCAGCCCTGCGATGTGCCGACGCATCTGCGTGTCTGCCCGCTGTGCCGTCCTGCGGGTTGCCTCACCCCGGGTGATCAACTCCAGGTGGTCAGGGTTCAGGCAAAGGCGGTTTCCGCACTTGGCCGTCACGTACCGGCCCTTCGGGATCTCGCCCTTAGCCAGAGTCCACACCTCGCGGCGAGGCTGGACGGTCTGCGTCGAGCGCGTGTCACCCTTGCGGATGGTCAGCTTTGGCCTGCCGCCGCCGTCTTGGGATTGCGTCCACAGCATGCAGTCGCAGTCTTCGGTGCATCGCTCCATGAACCATTCCAGCGTCCGCACTACTCTGTCCTCCAAATCCGCCACCCTTCCCGGTCTACCTTGCGAAAGGCAAAGCGCTTGGGCTTCACCTTGGCGGCGAACTGGACGGCGGCGTTGTACTCGCGGGCTTCTGCGGTCTTGACGGACTCGCCAACCTCTAAGGCGTCGAGCGTCTGCGTCCAGGCGGTGCGCGGCCCTTGATGGCTCGGGGTGAGCCCTCCCCGGCCTCGGGGGATGGGGATTCCTCGTTCAATGACGTATGCGGTCGTCATGCTTGCTGCTTCTCCAGTTCCTTGCGTTTGAGTCGGTAGGTTTCGCGGATGGCGATTAGCTCATCCCGCTCCCACTTGTGGGGGGTGTTGTCAGCCTCCAGAGCTTCGACGGCTTCCCGACCAATGCGAGCAATAAGGCCCACGCGATAGTCCACCGCCCGACCCGCTCCCCATCGGTTGCACTGCTTTCGCTGTCCGTGAGCATTCCGCTCGTCATAACGAAGGTGAGACGCACTCCCGACCGATCGGTAATGTCCACAGTCAAAGGCTCCCCCGACCTCGCCTGTAGAAAGGTGCTGACCACAGCAGATGCATGGCTTATCTTTATCTCTGGCTCTGATGTATGCGTTGAACTCAATCTGTGCCTCCTTGATCAGGTCTGGAATCCGTTTGAGCGCTGCCTTGCGAGCCTTGAGCGCGACCGCTGCTGCTGCTTTGTCGGCCTTGACCTTCTTGACCGCGCAACGCTGGCTGCAACAGGTGGCGAAGGAAGCACGCGGCGAGAACAGGGTTTCGCAGATGACGCAATGCTTTGGCTTGGGGGGAAAGGTCTTCACCTCAGTCTCCGCGCACAGCAAAATAGATGGCGAGGACAACGCACAGCCCTCCGATGCACGCAGCCACTGTTACGTGAACATGCGGCACACAGACAACCAACGCTAGCCACATGGCGCGGTCAGAGCGCTTCATTTCCTCGGCTCCAGGTCATAGAACGTCACTCCCAGCTCGGTAGCGGCGTATGCCTCCACCTGGTCACAGAAGGCGCTGAATTCCGCTGTGTCGAGGTCCGTGCTGCTCTTGCCGACGACTTCACCGTTCGGCAGTTCAATGACGCCGATGAACTGGCGCTTGAACTGTTCGTGCCATACCTCGGAGGAGTACAGCCGCCCGTTAACCGTGGCCTGCTGGGCGATCTGAGCGAGCACGCCCTTTCCCCAATAGCGGCGGTTCTGCGGCTTGGTGCGCTTCATGCGCGAGACAGCCAAGACCCACCGCCCTCCCCCTTGCAGCACGGTTGCCAGGAAGGGGAATAGCTGCGCCTTGATGGCGGCCCAGGCTTGTTGCCGGGAGTGCAGTTCGATGGAGAGGGATTCGCCTGTCATGACAGCAGGAAGGCAACGCCAAGCACAATCCCTCCGAGCGCCATCAAGCCGAAGGCGGATACAAGCGCACCCATGAGCGGCATGAGGATGTAGCGGTCGGAGAAGTCGCCCCACGAATCCATGTGCCCCTTGATGCCGCCTGCGACGATGCCGGCGAAGACGATCAGAATGGCAGCCTTGACGACCCAAGTCGCCCCGTCGCTCAGCGGTGCGGGGTGTAGCGTCTGGACGCAGCCCGCGTACTCACGCATTTCTGCGGTCGTCGCGGTGTCGTTCTGAAACCCTTGCACGTATTTCATGCAGGCCGTCTTCCGCGCTGCTGCCGCCGCTGCCGTAGCCGCCGCCGATTGAGCGGACGCACCCGCCGCGAGACTCATAGACACACTCATTGCTTCTCCCATTCCCTGTACGCATCGGAAGGCGTGTAGCCAAAACCAGCCCGCAGGCGCTGCATTCCATTCAGCACGATCACGGAAACGCAGCTCCAGACATCACCCTTGAACCGGATGTGCGGCTTCACTTGGAAGCTCCTTCCTTCGCAGCATTTCCGCCTTGAGCAGTTCGGGTAGATCCCGGAAGACACATGGATGCTGCTGCGCCAAGGCATTTGCGGAGTGCCATGCCTGAGCCTTCCACGCTGGATCGCAGGCTAGGAAGACGTACCAGGCCAAGGCGTCGGAGAGCGCGGTGTCCACTCACGACCGCACCAATTCGTCAGCGCCAAGGCGAATCTCGGCAAGGGTGAACCCCGCTTCTTCCAGGTGCCCGGCGTTCAGGGATGGTGACTTGAACGGCTGCGCGTTCGATACACCGTCGATGGTGTAGGCCCGGCCTGCAATCATGTTGGCGAGTGCCGGAATGGGCTTGCGGTGCTCGACTTCGATGATGATGATGGTCTTCATGCTGCAACCCTCCGGCAAAGCATCCGGTCCAGCCGCAGCAGTTCTGCGACTTCATCGCCACCAGCACATGCAACCGCGTTGGCAATGGCACGCTTAAGCGGGTTCAGCCCGGCGTTCTCGACTTCCTCCCGCTTGGCGACTGCCTCCCGCGCCTTCTCCAGCGCTTCGTTGCGCCGCTTTTCGCGCAGCTCCTGGCTCATTTCCAGGGCCGGAGCAGAAGGAGGCGGGACGTACACCGGGCGCGGCTTGGCAGCAGCGCAGAGGGCCACGAACTGCGGCAGGCTGGGGGGAAACTCCGGGTGCGCCGTCATGCACCGCCCAAGCGCCGTCTTAACGTGCCCGGCATCGAAGTCCCGCAGACCATGCGCCCACACTTGGCGAGCACTGACCACCCCGGAATCCTCCCCGCTGTCGGTCTGTTCGCCTGACGAGAACTTGGACAGGAACAGGTTGCCGTAGAAGCCGTGCATCACCTTGAACACGTTGTTCACGGCATCTGTCGGCAGGGCTTCGCGTTGCGGGCGAAATGCCGCGCTCGGGTCAATTGGTTTCAGCATCGATGTAGTCCGGTGGTTGTTGTCCGAAGATCGTTCGGGCGGCGGCGGCGTACTTGCCGGGGGCGGGAGCGCGGGACTGGAACGAGGAACGGGGAGGGCCGCGCTCATCGCGCACCCAGTTGCGCCAGGTCGCTAGCCAATCGAGCTTTCGGCCTGCCGTGCCGGGCTTGGCGTGCCAGTGGTCCGAGAACTTCGCGGCAACCTGGTCTGGGTCCAGTTCAGGCCGGTCTGCTTGGCAGAAGGCCCTCCACTCATCCGGGAGGGTGAAGGGCTTGGGCAGGCGCGTTGAGCGCTGTTCTCCCTCTCCTTCGCTAGAAGGAGATCCCCTCTTATCTCCTCTCCTCTTATCGGTTTCGTCTGGGTTAGCGCGGGGTTCCGGCTGGGTTTCCGCTGGGTTACCCTTGGGTTTCCCATCCTGAACCCGTGGGTTTTGGTTGGGTTTAGATGGGCGTCCACCTTTGCCCCCGTTCTCCCATGCCGCGATGAGGGATGCGTTCTGCTCGGCCCATTTCAGAACCTCGACGTATGCGCCATCACGGGACAGGTAGCCGCACTCAATCAGCACAGCCTCAAACCTGGCGGCGTCATGCGGAGCCTTGCAAAGCCCTTTAACGCCAGCGGCAGGGATGTCGAAGCGCGTAGCCTTGCGGGTTTGGCAGTGCGCCCACAGACGGAGCAGGTAGAACGGAGCGAACTCGTCCCCATCCAGTGCGTCAACGAGCATCCGCGTCCGCCAGTGCTCAAGAAAGTCGGGGTCAACGATCACGGCGTAGCCCACCCGTAGGCGTAATCAGGCGCATAGGGCGTCATGTCGGGGTTCCCGCACTCATCGAGGCTGGCCCACGGGTTCTCTATCGCCACCATCGGCAGATAGCGCGTGCGACGAGTGCCCTCTGCCAGATAGAACGACTGCGCGGCCGGGTGGTGCTTGAATAGGCCAACCACCCAAGGCATGTGGACAGGGGCGAACCGAAAGAACTCCCGCACGCCGGTATTCCGAAAGTCGGCCAGGTACTGATGCAGTTCCTGTTCGTCGCGCAGCGGGTTGTTTGTGGCGATGTGGCAGAGCACATCAAATTGCTCCGGGATGCCGCTGGACGACGAGAGCTGGCGGGCGCGGGCGAAGGGGCAGCCCTTGCTCATCCCGATCTTGTAGAAGGTCGGCATGGCCGGATTGCCAAGCAGGTAGACGGCACCCATTAGCCGCGCCTCCAGCGAAGCAGGAGCTGAGACAGCAGCCTGCGGGCGCGGTCCAGGTCGGCAGCGTCACCAAAGCAGCCGGTGCGCTCGTAGCGGGTTTCCTGGCGGGCTACAGCGGCCTCTGCACGCTCGATGGCTGCGTCGGCTTGGGCCGGACTCATGGCCGTGTCGGAAATTGCTGACAGGCGTTCATCCGTCAGGACGACATGCTGCTGACTTGCTTCTGGCATATCCTGTGGAGAGATGGCGGAAGTCCGCTCGATGGAACGGACAGGAGTTGCGGTAGCTGCGTATGGCATTGCGGTTACTCCTGTTCTTCCGCGCAGGCTTTGATTGCTGCGGCCAGCATCAGCGCCATTTCCTTGGGCAACGTGAAATCCACCTTTCCGTAGAACTCGGTGGATTCATCGGTCTTGGTCAGTAGACGGACGTAGCCGGGACAGTCGGCGGACGGCTCAACGTGCAGCGGTTCGTATTCAGCCGACCACACGATGCGGACGACATCAATGCCAGCGTTCTTGCTCACTTGCGCCCCCTGCGATAGTTCGACTGCTCGATGAGCGCATCACCCTTTGCGCTGATGCCAGGAATAGACCCGGGCGAGCGACCCGATTCCTCAGTAAGGCGGGCGACGGTTTCAGAGCTGACCTGGCTTTGGGTCTTGCCGTTCTTGCGGTTGCCGCAGAACTTGGGATCGTTGGCGAAGATCGACGGTTGCGGGTATTCGGCGAAACGGAAGGGCGATAGGCTGGAGGTGGTCATGCTTCCAATCCAAGCTGTTCGGGAACCTTGACCGGCTCCGATTCAAAGAGGGGGCGCTGCTTGTAGGCTTGCTCTATGCGGCGGCAGGCAATGTCGAAGTAATCAGGGTCAATCTCGCACCCGATGAACCCGCGCCCCACTTGAACGGCGACAACACCCGTGGTGCCGCTGCCCATGAACGGGTCGCCTATGACGCGGGCATTAGGCAGTTTGTCGATGAAGTGCGCGATCAGCGAAGCTGGCTTTTCGTTTGGGTGTGTGCGCCCCATAGACGCGCGGGTAACGATCCAATGACCCTTGATGACGCCCTCGTCCCGGCGCCCCTCAAAACCGTCGCCGCCGACGTAGATTTCTTCCCAGCTGCCCTTCCAAGGGAAAGACAGGTCGCCCATGCCTGACGCTGGCCCCTTGTCCCAAATCAGGACGGCACGGGTCCCTTCCGGCTTCGGCATCTTCCAACTGCCAAACATCACCCACGGAATTTCAGAAGCCCAGCGCACCACCGCATCCCTAACCTCACAGCTTTCGTCGTTGGCTATGGCGCGATTCATCCATGATGCTGTAGTCGTCTCGGCGGTGTAGTTGCTCGCGTAGTTGTAGCCGTAGGGCGGATCGGTAATCACCGCATCCACCTTGGGTAGCGTCGGCAGGATCTCCAGGCAATCCCCAAGGTACAGCTGGGCATCCCCGATTACTTCTTTGCGCATGAGTGCCCTCCTTTGTTCGCCTCGTTCGCGCAGCCACGCGAGCAGAATTTGTTGTGGCCGCGAGCAATCTCGTTGCGCTTCCGATAGAACTTGCTGCCACATCGCAGGCAAGCAAAGATGTCTCCGCTGCGGAGGCTGGAAGCGATGCGGGCGCGATGTTCGTCGGTGAACTTGTGCCCAGCCAGCCCTTCCCCGCCCGCCGTGAGATTCAGGAGATCAGCGCCGTCACAACGCAGCTTGTTGATCCATTCGGCCTCACGCGCCGCCCAATCCCCGCCAGGCGGGACATACTCCAGAAGCTGAATAGCTAGCCGCTTGCCGTTCGCAATCTGCTTGCGAATCCAGTAATGGACCGGCAGCTTTTGCCCAGCCTTGGCCCGTCGAATGTGGGCTTTGTGTCGCTCATGGAGGAACTGGATCGTCTTGCCGACATAGCGCGGACGCCAGCTTGGGTACTCACACAGCGCGTAAATCGCCGTGGTCGCGTCTCCGATGCGCTCAATGCGGCTCATGCCGCGTCCTTCCGTGGCTCGCCGTTGCTCTTGTATTGGCGACCAAGGCGTTTACCTTCCTGCACCATCCAGCGACCCAGCTCACGCAACTCCTTAGGCGACATGCGCTCCATGCCGTCCACCTCGCAATGCAAGATGGCCCAAGGTGCGATGGTTTCCCCCGCCTGTCGCTGACTCACCATGATTGAAGCCGGTAGGTACTCGTGCTTCAGTTCTTCGTGAACGATGGCCATCAGAGCACCCCCGCCCGCTTAAGCGCAGGAGCCATCTGCTTGAACATCGCCAGCAGTTCCGCCGTGTTCGACGCATCGCCACGTTCACTCAGAAACTTGTCGATCAGGTAGTAGATGGGCGTGAAATCGCCGGACTTGGCGAGGTACTTCTCCAGATCGTCAACGCCGAACTTGCGGGCCGGATCGGCGGACAATTCCACCGACAGATTGCCCGGTGCCTTGTCCAAATCAATCGCGGCATTGGTCAGGCCGTAGCGGTAGACCGACGAGGCGACACATTCCCGCAGGCACGGATGGCGGTCGCTAAGGCCCTTTTCAAAGTTCAGCGTGAGCTGCCCTTCGGGTTCACTGATAACGCTTGAGAGCTTCATTTATCGGCCTCTATCCGTACTTATCAACGGGGTGGAAAAAAATGCAGCGATGGACCTACAGCAGATCAGCGCTACCGAAGCGAACGACGCCGCCCGGGTTGACCTGGTGCGAGTGCTTAGCCACATCCGGGAGGAAGGACAGGCCAGCGATGGGAGGAAGGGCTGTGCTGACCGCTTCCTTGACGGGATCGGCGGCGGACTTGATCGACTCCCACAGTTCACGGTCACTGAGCTGCTGCTGGAAGTAAGCAGAGCGGGGGGCAGCGGGCTGGATCGGGACGTACTTGCCGCCGACCGACCGGATCAGGCGACCCGCTGCAATCGACTCATCGCGCAATTCATCCTGCGTCTTGGTGCCGCCAAAGCTATCTGGATACTCGGCGGCCCACGCAACGGGGACCATATGGGACCACTCATGGATCAGCCCTGCGAGATCGCATTTCGCAAACAGGTTGACGTTGCAAGACGCCCAGCTTTCGCCGAAGAAGATCGTGAACTTGCCGTTGGTCTGTTCCATGATGGGTTCCTTGGTGGGTTAGGCGGGGGATGCAGTTGTAGGCCGGGGGATTGCGCTATCGGGTTTTGGGGGGCGTGTGAGAGGCGGTTAGGCGGAAACCTTGACCGGATCAATGAGCGGGCGACCGTCTGGATGCGGCCACTTGCTGTCCTTCACTCGCACCCAGCGCGTTTGCGGGCAGAGCTTTTCAACAGCCCAGCGCCCTCCGCTGATACGCTCGATGGCCGCTGCGTGTTGGGCCGGAACGGGGCGGGCACCGGACACCCACTGATTCACCGTGACGGAGGAGACGACGAGCTTTCGAGCAAGCTCAGCCTGCCCTCCGAGGTCGTCAGCAGCATCTGCAATTTCGTTAGCCATTGCCTCATTATGAGGCTTAGCCTAACGCTCGTCTACTCTTGGAATGCGGAATTGCCTAGTCGTCTGACGAGCGGCGACCATTAGGCGATGCTTACAGGTAAAGAACTAGGGGTAGCGATTCGTGAGGCCGTGGACCTGAAGAAGGTCCGGCTGGCCGATGTGGCTCGGCATTTCCATGTCTCCCCGCCCTCAGTGCAGGACTGGATCAACAAGGGGACGATCCACAAGCGCCGCCTGCCGGAGCTGTGGCTTTACTTCTCGGATGTGGTCGGCCCGGAGCATTGGGGGCTCAGCTCATTCCCCGATGCCCGCGTTCCCGGTCAGGTCTTTGATGAGTTAACCGATGATGAGCGTCAACTTCTGGAGAACTTTCGCATTCTTACCGACCCTGAACAGCAACAATTCGCGTCGGAAATTGCGCGGCGAGCAGAACTTTTGCGCTCCTATTTGGAGCGTCAAATGACAAGACTGACGCCTCGGCGACACACATCCGATGTGATGGTTGCACCGCCTGCCAAGGATGGGTCTACTGATGAGCAGACCGCTAACCCGAGCCTGCCACCCCCAGCGGAGCGGTATGGGCTCGATTCACTAGGCGGCGAATCGGGGAATCATGCTGGTACTTCAGAAGATCAGCGCGGCACACCAAGAGAAGGTCGTCGCCGTGCTTGAGGATTTGCTTAAACGGGCCAACGAGGGTGAACTGACCTCCTTCGCCTACATTGCGGAGGAGATGGAGCGCGGCGACCCGCTGATGGGCGTCGTGGGCCGCTACCGCGAGGAGCCAACCCGGCTGCTCGGGGAGCTATCGGTAATGAAAATGAAGTTGTCCAAGTACGCCGCTAGGCGGCGCGGCGACTTCTCGCAGACAGCCATGTAGTCCGCGCCCGCGCGGTTCGCGGGAGGCTTTGGAGTCTTTGCCATGCGAGGCATGATTGCTGCCGCCTGCGTTGTCCTGCTCACAGGCTGCGCGACCGGCATCCACGTAACCTACTCGTCCGACCCGCCCGGCGCGACCCTGTACCAGGGCGGGCAGCCTATGGGCATGACGCCGTACACACTCACCTACCAGGCAGACGAGACGTTCAAGAAGGGCGGCTGCATGCTGCTCCAGGGCACAAACGTCAAGTGGGCCAGCGGCGCGACGGCGGCGATTTTCAGCCTCAACGCCTGCCAGACAGTCGGCTGGCGGCAGACGTATATGTTTGTGCGCCCCGATGTGGCCGGGCGAGACGTTGACGCCAATTTCGCCCTCCAGCTCCAGCGCAACGGCATCATGCAGCAGCAGAACGCCGTTCAGTTCCAGCAGCTACAGCAGATGCTGACCCCACCTAAGCCGGTGGTCTGCAACTCGCAGCCGTGGGGCTTCGGCACCCGCACCGTCTGCAACTAGGCTGCGCGCGAAGCGCCGTTTTTGCGCCGCCCGGGGTTTTCCCCTACTTTGGCCCTTCTAAAGCCATAGGGAAAGATTCCACAAAGGCTCCCCCTACCCCCTATGCGGAGGGTGAGGGAGGATTCCACCGCGTAGAGCGGACCAGCATGTTGTCAACGAGACAACCCCCGGGCGTGCTGGTGCAGGCTAGCCCCACGGATTCTTAACGGATGTGCGCCGTGTGACCTGGCTACGTCTGTAGCCCTCCGGTCCATACCGTGTCGCGGTTTCCTTCCGAGCGGCCCCACTTGCGGCCCCTACTACGTGCGGAGTACGGCCTACGGAATGGCAAAGCCCTCAAGGCCTTGCAGTCCGTGGTCGCATCACGTTCCCCACTGAAGGGGCGACTGCAAGAGCTTGAGGGCTCTGGTGTCATTTTGCCGAAGATGCGACCTTAGGCAGCTCGACCTTAACCGATTACTGGATAAAAGACCAGTAGTGAGGCGACGAACGGTTAGCCGTCGCCTATTAGCCGTTCGTCCGAAAGTAAGGCTTGGCCTATTGCATCGCATAAGGCAATGCCTCACAATCTCCTCACGACGTCGCAAACACGGCAGAAGGAGCGGCAGACATGGCAAAGCAGACGCAAGGCCCTTGGCAGATCCGGGAGGCGCTGACCCTTGAGGGTGGCGTGTATTACTCCGTGACGCGCATCGTGAACCGTCGCCGCGTCCATATGGAATACGCGAAAGACGGGAAACCCATCCTGTACTCCCTTGACCGCGCCGAGGCGGCAATCGCCGCAGCCACAGAGGAGAACAACGAGGTTCGTGCATGACGCGCACCTTCACCACCACCCTTGACTTAGCGCTGCTTGATGGCGCGAGCGGCTGTGTCGATATCGAAGTGACGTTCTCTCACGACCGCGCATCCGGCGACGGCTTCCATGAGCAATCGTGGCCCGCGCAAGCCCACCTTCGCAGCGCGATTGCAGAAGACACCGATGGGAACGAAGTAGACCTTCTCCCCCTGTTTGGAAAGCGCATCAAAGAGAGCCTTTGCCAGATGGCTTTGGAGAGCTTGGAGGAGACGGTATGAGCACGGCAATCCTCTGCTCGTTCAGCAGCGAAATCGAAGACATGCCGCGCCGAAAGCAAGGCGACCTGCGTGAAGTGCTGTCGGTGTTGGACAGGCAGGCCCGCAAGCGGTTCAGCGTCTTCGAGGTGACGGACAACATCGTCATCGCTCGCACCATGACCCGGCTGGTGAACGAGGGCTACATCGCGACGAACAACAGCTGCGGCTACCCGTGGACAGCTTACGCCTTGACTGAGAAGGGTCGAGCTGCCATCGCAAAGGCAACCGGAGAGTCCGCATGACCGCCACTCTGACCCGCTCCGAGATCCGCCAGCGCATCGACCACATGGAAGCGCTGGAGAGCCTGCTGCGCTCGATTGACGATGTTTCCGATGTCGATTGGGATGAGGGCGAGAAGCACCTGCTGGACATCGACCTGAAGGGCAGCTTCGACAAGCAGTCCGTTTCATTCGTTCACGCGCTCCCGCAAGAAGTCGTCCTTGCTGGCTTGCAGGCGATGCGCAAAGCACTGGAGGAGAAGCTGTGAATCAAGACCATTTGGCCGCGCCCTCTGAAAAAGCACGCGCTGCCGTGCGGACTCTGGATAGTTTGGGCTTCACCTACCACGACGCAGAGCTTTGGAAGCCTCCGCTAGGGCAACGCGCCGCGCCCTCTGATGGGGAGCGGGAAGCGTTTGAAGCGTGGTTTGAGCCTGACGAACAGAACCGCGCCTTTGTCGTCCGCGAGCGCGTAGGCGAAAGCTACGCAGGACACGCCATTTATCTCAATGGCTGCTGGCAGGGTTGGCAAGCCGCTTCTGCCGCCCGTAGCGCTGAAATCCAGCAGCTCAGAGAGGCGCTGAAAGAAACGGCGCAGTCGCTTGCCTGGCTGTCGTTCGGTGAGTGTCGCGGCTTTTCGGACAACCTGCTGCCCAGCAATCAAGCGCTGGAACTTGCCCGTGCTGCCCTCAAGGAGCCGCAGCAATGAACGCCCACCGCATCACCCGCATCAGCCTGGCCCGCGCCAAGGGCGAGCACCTGGAGGCTGTCAACGAGCCGTCCCCTGATGGTCGCGTCGGCCTGATGAATCCCGCGTTCAAGTACACGCGATCTATCGACACCGACATTCGCCAATTGTTCAACCGTGTCAGGCGCGAGCAAGCGCAAAGGAGGCAGCAATGAGCTACTGCGGATCTTCCCCCGGCATGTGCGGCCAGCGTGTGGACTGTGCAGACCAGCACTGCCCCGGACGCACCAACGCGCTGTTCGAGCAACGGTGCGGCGGCGCAATCATCCAGGACGGCCACGACATCGCAGACGACTTTCTCTACGCAGAGAAGACGGCAGGGACGGCTTTCGAGATGCTTGTCGGCCTGATCCTCTGCGTCGTGCTGGTCCCGCTGCTGCTGTGGCTCTCGTTGACGGTGTAGTGATGTCCGAATGGCAACGAGCGCAGCAATGGTTAGAGGAAATGGAACAGGAGATTGATGATGAGCGAACAGCAAGCCAATCCGAACTTCGCCCTGTGGGATCGAGTCTGCGTGACCGATCCGCGAGCGGTGAAGCCGATTACCGGCAAGCAGTACGGCGGCAACAGCCCGAAACCGTACTGGATCGTCCAGCGGCTGACTGAGGAATTCGGCCCCTGCGGCATCGGATGGGGCTACACGGTCCTCAACGAGCGTATGGAGCGCCTGTCGGAGAGCGACGTTCTGCACGTTGCCCTAGTGCGCTTCTGGTACGTGCTTGACGGCAAGCGCGGCGAGATCGAGCAGATCGGCCAAACGAAAGCCGTCTACAAGACCAGCAAGGGCTCGCTCCTGGTAGACGAGGACGCGCCCAAGAAGTCGGTCACTGACGCGCTGGTGAAGTGCGCCAGCTACATCGGGTTCGCCGGAGACATCTTCTCGGGCCGCTGGGATGACAGCAAGTACGTCGCATGGGCGCGGGAGCAGTACGAGCCGCAAGCCGCACCCGACCCCATCCCCGGCAGCTTCCGCAGCTCGCCCACGATGGGGGCGATGGAGGAGATCGAGGACGAAGACCGGAAGGTGTACCTGGAAATGCTCGCCTCTGTCGTCATTGCCAAGGTGAAGGCCGGAGAGGTCGCCTTTGCCTACCAAAAGATCGAAGCGGAGAAGTTTGACGACTCCGAGAAAACGGCGATCTGGTCATTACTTGATTCAAAGACCCGCTCCACGATCAAGAAATACATCGCGTCCGAAGCGGAGAAGATGAACAAGGAAGGTGCGGCGGCATGAGCACTAAGCACGGCATGTACGGAACGCCTACGTACAAGTCCTGGCAGGCGATGAAGGGCCGCTGCGCTGGGCGGCTCTCCAAGGCGAAGTACTACGCCGACAAGGGAATCACGGTTTGCGAACGCTGGCAGTTGTTTGAGAACTTCTACGCCGACATGGGGGCGCGCCCTGAGGGGATGACGCTGGACCGCATCGACCCGAACGGCCACTACGAACCCGCGAACTGCCGCTGGGCAGACAAGCAGACGCAGATGAGAAACAAGGCCGACAACGTTTGGCTTGAGCACAACGGAGAGCGACGGTGCCTCACGGAGTGGTCGAGCATTGTCGGCTTGGAGCGGAGAACTCTACGCGAACGCATGTACCTCGGATGGCCCGTCGAGGACATCCTTAACCCCAACAAGAATTTCCGATACGTCGCGGGCGGAAACGCAAAACGCGCCGCCAACAAGACTCGCCAAACGCTCGCGGAGCACGGCACTTCCTTTTCAACCCAGACGGAGCCATCATGAGCCAGTACGACAACACCGACCGAGGCGTTTTGTTCAAGAACGACCGCAAGGAATCGGACAATCACCCGGACTACAAGGGTTCGATCAACGTGGGCGGGCAAGAGTTCTGGCTGTCGGCCTGGATCAAGGACGGGGCCAAGGGCAAGTTCATGTCCCTCTCGGTCAAGCCGAAGGAAGACCAGCAGCGCCAAGGGACGCCGCAGCGTCAAGCGCCCACGCGGCAGGCACCGAGCCGCAGCCAATCCGCAGCGCCGGACATGGATGACGTCCCGTTTAGCAACCCTCTGGCTGGTCGGCAATGGCTCGCTCAGTAGCCTCTCCCAACTCAGAGAGCGGGGGCAAGGACTGCGCCTGCGTGACGGAGGACGACGATGCTGAATGGGAGCATCCCTGCCCGTTCCGTGGCGAGCCCACGATGACACCGGCTGGCAAAGCCTGCTCGGCCTGCGGACTGCGTGAGAGCCACATCAACGACGATGCCGCCTGCGTGGCGGAGGTGAGCCGTGGCTGATTACAAGCTCAAGACCGTCACCGTGCGGCTGACGTTCAGCACCACCAGCGGCTACCGCTCAGAAGCTGGCTTCGGCGGCAAAGGGATCGATCCGAACGACGCCATCTGCGGCGCGATTGACGAACTTGCACGGATCGCCGCGTTGAACGGCATCGGTGAACGCGCTTCGGCAGCAGTGGCTGACGCGCGGAGCCGGGTTGCCGCGTACCAGGATGCCGCTTCCCTTCCAGTCACCCATGAAGCACAGAAGGAGACGCCACATGGCTGAACGTCAGAACATCGAGCGCAGCGACAAGCTGACCATCGGCGCGCTGCTGCGGCGCATCGAGGCGGCTCGACGGTTTCCGGACAACACCGATCCGTGCGTGCGCCACGTCCAGATCATGGGGGAAACGCTCGGCGCTGGGCACGCATACCCGATTCTGGACGAGGAACGCGGGCACTGTGCCATCTCTCTGCTGTCGGTTGTCGCTGATCTGTACGAGGCGCGCACCTCTCCCGCTTCCCCAGCGCAACCCATGACGCCGGAGCACGCACAGCAGGCTTTCGGGCATGTGGGAAGTGCCGCTGGCAAGGAAGGCAAGGCATGACCGCGCAAGATCGGCTCAGCATCGAGTTTCTGCGGGAGTGCTTTGAGTACCGGGACGGCGTTCTGTACTGGCGTGAGCGTCCCGCGCATCACTTCAAGCGCCCGGCTGACCACCTGACGTTCCTAAAGAAGTCGGCAGGCAAGCCCGCTGGCCGGAGCGAGCCCAAAGGCTATCTCTGCGTCAAGATGCGGATTGACGGCCACCCTATCTGCCCATCCGTCCACCGGATTGTGTGGGCCATGCACCACGGCAAGTGGCCGGAACACACCATCGACCACATCGACCGCAACCGGAGGAACAACCGGATTGAGAACCTGCGGGATGTGACCATCAGCGAGAACCTGCGGAACAAGGTGAACTCCAGCCCTGGTAAGCAGGGAGCGCACCGCAACGGCAACCGCTTCTCATCAAACATCCGCGTGGGCGGGCGGCAGGTTTACTTGGGCACGTTCGACAACGAAGACGACGCAAGCGCGACCTACATGCGGGCGATTGACATTGCCGAGTCTGCGATTCGGTCGTCTCTGTCCGTTCCTAACTCTCAGGGGTAGACCAATGGCCGAAAACCTGACGCCCGACGACTACCACCGCCACGAAGCGCTGCATGTGGTGCACCTTGTCCGCAACCTGATCGACGCGGAGCTGGAGAGCCACCCGTACGTCCAGTGTCACCCCGATCTGATCCGGTTCATCCGCGCGGCTCAGGACGCTTTGGGTGACGCCTATCAGTACATCGGAGAGCGCAGCTTTGGCGCGGATTCCGACTCTCAGGGGTAGAGGAGTGAGTGACCTTAGCGATATTTGGCGAGCAGAAATGATGTCTGTCGAGGACATCGCTGCTCTGTGGAAAGTACCCCGCGACTACGCAAGGGACGTTCTTGTGAAGCAGGAAGGCTTCCCCTCTCCTGCTCCTGGCTCTACCCGTAAGTTTCAGCGGTGGCTGCGTAGGGATGTGGTGCGGTTCATTCAGGGAAATTCAGAGTGAACTACCCCTACCCCGTAGAACCTCACCTCACCCGGTTGGATAAGGTTGCCAGCTCAACAAGCCTTTACCAGAGCACCTTGCCCCGCTCAGGAGCTATCGGAGGTCAGTCCGCCTCACCGTGGCTACTTGCCACTAGCACCCGAAAGATCGGGCGGGTTCGTTCCCCTTGCGGGGCCTCTGTATATCGCCGTTCGTTTCCTACTAGGCACGTGCGGGGTCAACACGGGCGACCTGCGCGGTCAACGATGTTTCCTGGGTGCGGCCCATGTAGGCCCGTTAGCTACGTCAATGCCCGCCCTGAGGGTGAAGCGCCAAAACTGCTGCGCGCTCCCGGTGTGTCGGCACTTTGCCCGTCTAAGGGGCTGGGAAGGCGCATGAGGTTTGGGCCTCGCGCGCGATTGTCTCAGTGCCGACACACGTTGACTACCTGCAATTTTATCCAGTGCTCGGGAAACGCCCTAGAAGTTTCGGACGAACGGTTAACCGCTGATCGGTCTATGGTGGTATTTGCGCGCGAGAGTTGGGACAATAGCTGATGAATACGGAGCTGATGTTTTCGCAGCAGACGGACGTATGGGGGACGCCCCAATGGCTGTTCGACGCGCTGGACAAGGAATTTGGCTTCACGCTGGACCCGTGCAGCGACGGCACCAACGCCAAGTGCGCCAAGTTCTATAGCCACCTTGACTCCGGCCTGCTGAAGGATTGGGGCACCGAGACGGTGTTTATGAACCCGCCCTACAGCGAGTGTGAGAACTGGATGCGCAAAGCCTATGGGGCGGCCCAGGATGGCGCTACGGTGGTCTGCCTGGTGCCTTCCCGCACAGACACCGAATGGTGGCACCGCTACGCCATGAAGGGCGAAGTGCGGCTACTCAAGGGGCGGCTGAAGTTCGGTGACGCGGTGAACTCGGCTCCATTCCCTTCGGCAGTGGTCATCTTCCGTCCCCGCGAATTTCAGCTTATCGCATGGGAGCCTAGCGTATGACCTGTGAGAAATGCAGCACACCCGACCTATGCTCCGCGCTTGGTTGCGCAGATGTTGCCTACGAGCGCGAGCGAGCAAGCGATGTTCCTAGAAGGTGGGCCGCCGCATGGCGCGACGACGCACTGGAAGCCGCTGCGGCGATTGCCGAGCGGTATCAAGCTGACCCGTGGATTGCGCGTGACATACGATCCCTGAAGACTTGCGAGGAATGGCGCTCCCGCAAAACTCCCGCAAATGCGGGCGAAGATCCCTGCTAAGTATGGTTCCTCTCTCCGGCACCAAGGTAGTGCGCGATGCTTGTCAATCCCTCGTTTTCCTAGGGGGAAGTCGGCAACAGTCGCTCAGCAATTCCCGCCAGTTCACGCAAAATCTGACGCATCAATGCGTGAGGTTTGCCATGCCGTTTGTTCGCCCCTATGGGAAGGGCCAGTTCCGCTGCGAGGTGCAGAAGCTGGGGGTCAGGGAGTCCAAGGTCTTCGCCACCAAGGCGGAGGCTCGCAAGTGGGGCTACCAGCGCGAGGAGGAGATCGCCGCCGAGAAGACGGGCCGAGGCGTGACGTTCGGCCAGGTTGCGGACCGCTATTTGCGTGATGAGAGCCCCAAAAAGAAGGATGCGGTCGCCTGGGAGACTCGGCGCATGGGCTACTTCAAGGCTCATTTTGGCGAGAAAACGCCCATCCTCGGCATCACCCGCAAGCACGTTGCACAGTGGCGGGATAAGCGCCTAGAGACGGTTTCCGGGTCCACTGTGAACCGGGAAGCCAACCTGCTGTCTGCCCTATTCCGCAAGGCGCGGATTGATTGGGAGTACATGCAGACCAACCCAATGGAGACGGTAAAGATGCCCAAGGAGGCAGCTCCCCGGACCGTCCTTTGGAACTGGCGGCAGATTCGCGCCGTCCTGCGCTACTGCCAGGCATCCCACGGCATCAAGACCCAGCAATGCGGGATTGCCTTCCACATCGCCCTGCATACGGGGATGCGCTTGAAGGAGGTTCTGATCGCCAAGCGGGTCGGCAACATCATCGTCATTGACGATTCCAAGACGACCGAGAAGGGCGAGCGGGTAGAGATACCCACCACCTCACAGGGACGCCGGGTGATGGACCGTTATGGGGCTGTGCCGTGGCAGATCGAGCCCAATGAGGCATCCGTCCTGTTCCACAAAGCCTCGCTGGCCTGCGGGGTGCGTAAGCCGAAGGTGGACGGCCCCACGTTCCATGACTCACGCGGGACTGCGCTGACCCACATGGCGCGGCTCATGCCTGTCGAGCAGTTGAAGCGCATCAGCCGCCACCGGGACATCAACACCCTGGTTGATGCGTACTACCGCGAGACGAACGAGCAGATCGCATCTCGCCTATGACAAGCCATCCGAAAGGCCCATCCATGAACCTCCCCCCCTTCCCCATCCTCCCCCTCACCCCCGAGGAGAGGATTCTTTGGATTGATTGGGGGGAGAGAGTGGCAGCAGCAGAAAGGGAGCGAGCGGCTAGCCTCGTCCCGACCAACTGGCTCGATCCAATGTTGCACGGCTTGAGCGATGTACCCGCAGGCGTTCCGCAGGTGGAGCGACTGTGCCGCAGACTTGCCGCCGCCATCCGCAAAGGCAACCAACAGGAGGGGAAATGAGCTGGCAAGACAACCCAAACGTGACCGCCGAGCAACGGCACTTCAGCTACCGCATAGAGGATGGCGGCAATGGATATGTGGTGCTCATAAACGGCAAGCCTTGGCCGGAGGGGTTTCCCACCTATCAGGCTGCGGAGTTTGGCTTGCGTGATCTCCAGTCCCGGATAGCCGAGCACATGGCCCTGCTTGAACGGAACCGCAAGATCGTAGACTTTCTGAAATAATACCCCCGGCCCTATCCTCCCAAGGGCTGATTTGGGGCTCGCGCAAGTGAGCCCTTTTCTTTAGCGGGCCTGCATCCAGACGCCAGCTTGTGCCACGGCATACCCGGCGAACATGAGCGCAACCCCGCTACCGCCCTTCATGTACTGATCGACGGCAATCCAGATATACGCAACGCCCACGGCCGCGATAAGAGTGTGACTCACTTGTAGACCATCTCTTTCCTCCAGAGGGTTCCCGGCTGGTTAACCATTTGACTTATGCGCGACTGGCAGACGCCTAGCCACGCTGCCGCCTCCTTTTGGGTGTCGAAGGTTCGATCCTGAAAAATCCATTTGCAGCTCACCCGCCGATTCCGAACTTGCTGCGATGCTGTCGCCCATCGGCAATTCTCTGGGCAATACGAGCCATCGTTATCTATGCGGTCCAAAGTCATGCCGTCAGGCGGGTCGCCCATGTCAGCTAGGAAATTCTCAAAGACAGACCAGCGACTGCAAACCTTGATGCCTCGCCCCCCGTACTGAGGGTAAGAAGGGTTGGACGGCTGCTCGCAGCGTTGCCGCATATTGAGCCAAATGTTGTGAATTCGCTGGTCAGTTCGGCCGTGTCGCTTCGCGTGCCCGTACTGCTTGCACCCACAGGACTTTGTGCGCCCGCAGACCAAGTTGCCGCGCAACGGCGAGAACTCAGTCCCACAGTCGCAGCGCACCGCAACTTTGGAATTCGCGCCGAATCCAACATGGAGAATGGTTAGCGAACCGAAGCGGTCGCCAGGCTTGATAAAATGCTTCGTAGCCACTGCTGAACCTTTCAAGGAGGTTTGGTGATTGGTTAGGCTCGCTCGGTGTTGACGCACCTTGCGGGCCGCTTGCATTTTACATCCGTCCCGCCTGCATTTCGGCCTCAGTCGGCATTGAATATGCGGGCGTTTGGTAGCGGATGTGGGGGTACTTCCGGTTCACATAGTCCAGTGAAACGGGCATCAAATCAAAGCTGCCATCCTTCACCGCGTGCAGCATCAAGAAGCCGCGCCAATGGTTGTTGCCCTGAGGCCCAAGGTAGTCCTCGGAGTGCTCGTATGCGGAGCCTGCGATGACCGCAGTTAGCAGCGTCCCGTCCGCCTTGTATCCAGTGGCTATCTGGAGCCCTTGTTGATGGAACGCGATGCAGGATTGGTGCTTCTTGGTTAGCAAGGCTTGTGCTGAAGTGACCGGACGGCCCATGACGCCGGAAGTAAAGTAGTGCGAGAAGGCCACGCCTTCAATGATGACCACCTCTAGGAATGGCACCGTCTCCCAGCCGTACTCCTCGTAAGCAAGGTCTTTCAGCGACAACATCCCCTCAAGCATCGCGTCGTCGTTGGTCGCCCTCAGGATGCGGGCTTCATGATTCCCGTAGCAAAGAACCATTCGCGGCTTGTACTCGCCTTTTTTGTTCTTGCGGCGCATCTCGTTGTACTCATTGAGAGGGCCGAGAAACGCCTGCATCGCGAATTGAGCTGCCTCAACGTCGCGTTTGTATCGCCTGCCTTCAAAGGCGCGCTTCCCTTTATCGAAAGAGCTTAGCGAGGGCATGTCGGCCCAGTCTCCGCCGCAGACGACGACATCCGGCTTCTTTTCCACCAGGTAGCAGCCGATGCGCCGCAGGTAGGAGAAATCGACGCCGGGCTTGGCTTGTACGTCAGGCAGAACGAGGATTTTCATCGTCCGAACTGCGTCAAAAACTGGTGCAGCAGATTGCCCATCGCGTCTACTTCCTCTTCCGAGTGTTCATCCTTGCCGCGTGTGTAGAAGATCGCGTGGACAAGCTCATGGCAGAACGTCGCAGCCTTCACCTGTGCGGACAGGTCTTTGCGTAGCCGGATGGTTGCCGTCTCGTTGCAGCAGTGGCCCATCTCGGAGATAGCGGCGGTTTCCTCCACCGTCCAGCGCGTGCCAGCGAGGGCGAATGACTTGGGGATCCGCATCAAATGCTCGGGACGACCTTGAACGCAGCCGCAGGGATGAAGCCGGAATCCCCTTCTGCGTCCATCACCACCACGTTATCTCCGACCACCGCGTAGCAGGCGGGAATCTCCCGACCCGCAAACATGACCGTTGCCTGATGGCTGTCATGCGGCTTCAGGGCCAAGGCAAGTGACGCCACCCGGCAAAAATCAGGCTCTAGCCGTACCTGCACGTTGGCGTCCTGGTAGACAGCGACTTGAGCAGACGCAGCGAAGCTAGCCGCGACCAGGGCGGCAATAAACGGGACGCGCATGATTCCCCTCCTCGGGGTTTGGGAAGAAACCTAGAACGGGTAGCCCAGCGCCCTTATTGGGTAGGCCAGGACTGTTGCAACTTCAGGGAGTCGCTGGCGTGCCCCGCAGCATCTCGCGCCACTTCTTCAAGTCGCTGAGCACACTGTCCAAATACGGCGTCGAGGGTTGCGGCGTGGAGACGGCAGGCATCGAGGGATTCCGAGCCCCTACGTCTGGCGGCGTGGAGATCGTCGCGCAGCCCGTCACGCTCGCCAGCAACACGACTACCAGCAATGCGAATCCCAGCTTCACGGGTTGAGGCAAGGGCTCCAGCTTCGTCCGCACGACGCTGCCTAGCCTGCTCCAGACGCCTTGCCTCGGAATTTGCAGCGGCTGTCGCGGCTTGCCATTCCAGATGAACGACTCGTTTTCCATCGCTGCGACCTTTCATGTAGAGGATCGGGACGAGCGCGAGCATCCCTATGGCAAGCCAGAAGCGCCATTGCGTAAAGAGAAACATCAGGCGAACACCTGTGCCCGCGCCTGCTCATGGAAGGCGTCCCACGTACCGCGATGCGGCTTGCCCGGTCGCCATGAGCGCGTGTAGCAGTCCCAAGCCTCGTCATGGCTCGCGTCCACACCAGGCAAGGGTTTGGAGTCGGCCCACAGCAGCAAGCGGGCAAACGCAGCCGCCAGCACATCGTCAAACTCCAGCCGGGCATGGATCATCGAGCTATCGAACGGCACGCCCTGCGCCTTGCAGACGGCTTCCGCAAGCTCCCGCGTGTGACGGTGCGAGCAGACGCCGACAACACCGCCTCCGCGCTCAAACTGCCAGAAGCCGCGAGCCGGACCCTTGGCATAGGGGTTGCCCGTCACCTTCTGGAATCGGTACTGGAAACGCGATTCCTGTAGACCGATGGCGAGCATCATCACCCGGGCTGCATCGCTGTCCATCTTCGCCGGAAGCAGCTTGAAGGCCGGATTGATGGCCGTGTGGATGATCGAATCAAGCAGGATCACGGCTCTTTTCCTCCTGCTTGACCAGCCGCCCTGCAATCCCCAGCACCAGCAGCGTCACCGTCACCACCGTAACCAGTTTGGGCGGCATACCCGCTTTCAGTTCGGCAGGGGCAAACTCCCATGCGCCTTGAATCGCAACGGCCCATGCCATCGCCTGCACGCTGAACCAGCGCCAGGCACGCTTTGCGTCGTCAACGAGTTTCACGTTACGGTCCTTTCGTCATCCCGGCCCAAATGGCCTTCAAAAGCGTCCACCCGCCAATTGAGTACGCCATCAAGGCGAACAGTCCAATCAGCATTGCCTTCTTGAATACAAGCGTGACGCCAGCCCACACAAAGCGCCCCGTCCGCTCCGTCGCCTGCTTCTGGAGCACGGCAAACACCCGCTCCCAAAACCGCTCATCGGTCATCACGTTCTCGATGCCCTTGGACACCGCATCACGCATCTCTGTCCTCAAGATCGCCGCGAGCAACACCCGCGATTCCTCGGTCAGGTGCTGCTGGTGCTGGTTGATCGCCTTGCTTGCTCTAAGAGCTGCTGCGGCTTCGTCTGATGTGGTCATGGGGCGCGGTCCTCTCAGTCGCGACAAGGGATGAAAAGCCGCGTGTGCGGACTACGAAAGCAAAAACCCGCACGGCGGCGGGTTCGGGCTAAGATGGCGGGATGGACTACATCGAGTTCAAACTGTGGAAGGCGCTGGCAATCGTTGCCCTTGCCTTCCTCGCCGGTCTGCTCGGCTTCATTGGCCCGAAAGCAGGGGCAAAGCGCGGTAAGCGCCGCTGGTAAGCAGTCCAAGCGAGTCATCAGCCGCGTTCGGCACGTTCAGCAAGCCCCGTTGCATCGGGCGCGAGAACATGATGGAGCGGGCCAGAGGCGGCGCGGCATACGGGATGCCCGCAGCCAGCAGACCCAGCGGCCCAGCGCCCACGCCACCCACTGCCCCAAGCCCCATCGAGGCGACAGACCGCAGGTTGTGCGCGTCAGGGCTACCGATCCGCTCCGGCAGCTTCGCCACGGTCGGAAACGCTGATCCAAAGCGCCCGACTTGCTCCAGTCCTCCAGACAGCGGCTTGCCCTTCTTGAACAGCTTGCCCAGCACCGTAGCGTCAATGGAGCCGGTCGCCTCGTTCAGCGCCCGTTCAACCGTGTAGGTCTGCGCGATGCGCTTGCGAGCGTCACGCAGGGCGGGCAGAAGGTCAGTCGCGCCGCGAGACTCCGCGTATTTCTCCAGCGTGTTCTCGATGCTGGTAGCCAGCGCATCCGCCTGCTTGGCTTTCGCCAGGTGTTCAGGGTTCGCAGAGGCGTTATACGACTTGAACCAGGTCTGCGAATCGTTCCGCGCCTGCTTCAAATCCTCGATGAGTTGCCCCGGCTTGATGGCTTCCACCGCCTTGGTGTTCATCAGGCTAGATCCGCGCTGAGCAGCAGCAGCAGGGAGATCCGCAATGGCTTTGTAGGCTTGCCCTGCTTCCTTGCGGATGCCCTCAAGCGTCTGCCGATTCAGAGGCACATCATCAGCCAAGCCGAGCGCCTGCTTGACCAGCTCGCGCGAGCGTTCGGCGTTCTGCACTGACGCGAGTTGCTGCGTAGCCATCTTGCCGGAGGTCGTCTCCAGCGTGCGGTTCATCCAAGTAGGGTTCACCGTAGCCGGGGGGATGACATAGCCCGCCTGGATCGCCTCCCGTGCGCTTGCAGCGGCTTCCGGAGTAACGGCACTGATGTTGCCGCCTGTAGCATTGCGGACAGCCGAACCCGCCCGCCCGGCCAGCGCCGTAGCCCCCGGAAGCGCGCCACCGATCAGCGCGCCGCTACCTACATCGGTCGGATTCACCAGCCCCGCCGAAGCGCCTCCCACCGCAGCCCCAGTGCCTAGCCGCGCAGCAGTGCCAGCGCCCGTCCCGGCCAGTTCGCCGACGCGAAAGCCGCCCGTCTTCAGCCCGGTCGCAACGCCGTTCAGGATCGGCTCAATGCCAGACCCGAAACGGCTAGCCGCCAGCGCCTGCACAGGCTTAGCGAGCACCCCGCCCATACCGGCAGTCCCGGCAATCTCGCCGCCCAACTTGCCCACGCTGTAAGCGCCGGAATCGGTGTCCGCGCCGAGTTCGCGCAACCCCCCATCCATAGCAGCCCGACGCTGGCGATTCGACTCCAGCGACAAGCCCTTGCCAGCCATCGCATCCTTCGCCATGTCGAAGGGCGCGAGGATGGTAGCGCCGATGCTGCCAGCTCCTCGCACACCACCGGCCAGCAAGTCGCCAGCCGAGCCCATGAGGGTCTTAGGCTTGGTCGGTGCAGTCGGCTCGATCCCCTTGGGTTGCTGGCTGTAGTTCTTCTGCGCATAGGCAAGGATTTCTGCCTGAGTAGCACCGTCAGGAGCCGTCACCTCAAAGGTGCGACCATCGGGCGACTGCACTTCATAGACAGGCATTAACGCTTCTCCCGAATCTGCCAGCCACCCGACGCGCCGCCAGTGCCGCCCTTGCGGGCCTGATCGACGGTATTGCGCCAGTTCGTGTAGTGCTTCTCGATCTTGTCGAGGGCTTGGCCGAGCTGCGCCGGGCTTTGCAGTTGGTCAAGGGATGCCACAGTGGCTTGCAGGGATGCCAGTTCCTGCACCGCCACTTGGCCGAGTGCGCCGCCCGTGGGCGATTGGTCGCGCATCTGCTGGAGTCGGTCAAAGCCAAGGTTTGCCTTGATGGTCAGCATCTTCGCGGCAAGGTTCCGTCCGTCAGTCGCCGGAATGAACTGCGACACACCGCCGACACCGGCCGTATTCCAGCCAACCAGCTTCTTGGCGTCCCGCACCTCGCCGAGCACACTATCAGCTTGTGCGATCGCCGTTTCCTGCCGTGCCGCAGCCTTCGCGCCAAGTTCGCCCGACTTGATGTCCGCAGGACCGCCAGGGATAGCCTCTTGCGTGCCATCCGGCTTCCACCTGTAGTCCTTCGAAGGTTTGCCGAATTGCTTGACCAAGGCGACTTGGGACGGTCCGCCAGCGTCTGCAACCATGTTGCCTTGCTCAAGCGCGAACCGTTGTTGATCGAGTCCCAGCCGTGCGTTACCATGCGCCACCGTCGCCCAGCCACGGCCCGAAGCGTCCCGTTCTGCCGGCGACATATTGATGCCCAGCGACACGCCCGGCGCAGGCTTGACAAAGGAGACGCGATCCCCCTGATTGACCTGCACCGGAGCGGTGTAGCCAGCAAACCCGGCAACCTCTTGGCCGAAGTCGTCCACAAGGGCAATGCGCTTGCCTCCCTTGCCATCGTCCACTTCCATCTGCCGTGTAGCCTTCGGTCGGCCCACGTTCGCCAGGCCGGCATAGGCGCTGATCTGCTCGGGAGTCATGCCAAGGCGCAAAGCCTCCTGCACGTTGAACCCGCCCGGCTTCTGCTGCATCGGCGTGACGCCCATCGGCTGAGAGAACATCGGCTGTCCGCCCTGCATCTGAGGTGCAGGAGCGCCGCCCGTCATGCTTGGAGCTTGGAAAAGGCCGGGGATGGCCTGACGCAGGCGAGCAGACCGCTCCATCTCCTCCTGCTCCCGCTTTGCCCGGATGGCGCGCTCCTGTGCCTGCGCCTTGGTTTCGTCAACCTGCGCATCCAGAAGGCCCATGCGCTTCAGGTCAAACTGCTTCTTCAGGTCGGCTTCCTGTGCCGCAGCCACGCTCTGGCCGTAGTTCAGGAGTCCGCCCACAAACCGATTGCGCGGCGAGATAGCCTGTGCAATCGCAAGCAGACCATTGCCCGAGCTGCGCGGGTCACCCCACGCTTGACCGTCACCAAGCAAGCTCATTATTTGCCTCCCCACCAGCCAGCGTTAACGCCAGTTCCGTAAATCCCGAGCGCAGTGCTCAGGCCCGTTTGCCACTTGTTGTCTTTCGGCTCAGTGGTGCCGCCCATGCCGCTGTACTGCTTGTAGATGCTGTTGGCGTTGTTCAGCGGATTCCACGCCTGTTGCTGGCTTTGCTCCAGCAGTCCCGCGCCAAGGCCGAGCCCGGCCTGATCTTGTTGGCGCTGCTGCCCGTAGAACTGGAGATCCTGCCCGTACTTGGTCTGCATCCGGTTCATGTCGGCGTCGTATGCTCCACCGTACAGACCGGCCAACTGTCCTTGTAGGCTGTCCGCCGCCTTACCGGCTGCACTGCCTTGCGCCACACCCATGCGGGTGTTGCCGTAGCCGCCGCCACCTACGAAATTGGACTGAATGCCCAAATTGTTCTTCGACAGAAGCTCTTGGGTGCGCCTTTGCATGTCATCTGCAACGGACGACAAATACGGGTTGCTCGGTCCGCCCTGCGGAGTGCCCATCTGCACCTTGCCCACGCCGTTGCCGGAGACGCCCTGAGCCAGCAAGCCGCCGCCCGCCGCTGCAAGTTGAGCGGACTGTTGCTGCGCCTGCGGACCTTGGGAATTGAGCAAGCCCTGAGCCTGCGGCAGCAAGCCGCCTGCACCATAGACGTAAGGCTCCATGCGCGGATCAAGCCCGCCGCCTGCACCGCCCGAACCGCCAGCGCCGCCGCCTCCTGAGGTGCTAGCCAGCCCGCCGAGCAAAGACGCAGCGCCGCCGAGGAGGGAACTGTTCGAGATGCCCGGAATGAGCGAGGAAGCCGCACCGCTCGCGCCTGCCGTAGCTGCCCCCGAGCCGCCAGCAGCACCAGCCCCACCGGCAGCGCCGGCCAGGCCAGCGCCCGCAGCACCACCGAGCGCCGAGCCCATGCCAGCAGCGCCCGTGTTCGCAGTAGCCGCCAACCAGCCGCCTTGCCCCATCGGCAGGGGAGCCATCACACTCGGCGTGGCAAGCGAGCTGCCGGAAATGCCCGCATCAAATATGCTGCCAAGGCCAGCGTCAGCCGTGCCCGAGCCAAGGCCGGTCGATGCAGACCAACCGGGAGACCCGCCCATCGTGCTGGTCAGCCCACTCAGTCCGCCCGCCGCAGTAGCCGCGCCAGATCCGCCCATCATCCCCGCAGCCGTGCCAGCTTCAGCGACACCGCCGAGCCCGCCGAGCGAGCCAAGCGCGGAGTTACCCAGCCCCAGCCCGCCACCGCCAAGGCCCATCATCGTGGCACCGCCGCCCGCAGCGATAGCCGCCAGGATGGCAATTTCCATCGGATCAACAGCGTAGGGGTCTTCGGGGGTGAACGAGCTTTGATAGCTGCCGTCCTGCCCGTACAGGTTCGCAACCGCATTCGGGTTGGCGACGTTCTGCTGCTGGCTCAGAGCGTTGTTTTCGCTGACGTAGCCCTGCGCACCAAGGTTCGTGATCGTGCCGTCAGAGTTGGTCTGAATGCCGCTCACAGGCGCTACTGTGTAGTCGCCGAAGGCGTAGCCACCGCCATCCCACCCCGAGGCGCTAGGCTGCTGCTGCGCCATCCACTTCAGAAGCTCCGGGGAAAGCGCATTGCCCGCCCCGAATGTCTGCGGCAGCGCCCATTGCTGATCGAAATTGCCTTCCATGAGTCCCCCTCAAATATTGGTGTAAGTGGCCGTGCTGCTGTCGTACAAGTAAAGCCCGCGTGGGTCGCCCGGCCCCGTCACATCCGCTGCAAACAGGTACAAACCGTCCTGCGGCTTCGCTGGTAACGCGGAAAGGAACTGCATTGCCACGCGGTCGTCTGCCCGCATTGCGGCTTTTTTGATCGACAGGACAAGTGCCCTCTCCTCGGGCGTGCTTGCGTTCGCGTGATCGAACGTCCTCACCGCGTACCACCGGGCGTGATGTCCAGGTCAATCGAGCGCACAGATGGCGTTCCCGTGTGAACAAGCGTCGTGGCACGAATGGCGATGAACCGCCCTTGAGTAGCCCGCCCGTTGGCAAAGTCAGAACTGCCTACGGTGTAGGTGATGGCTGAAATATTCGTCGCAGCCGTGTCCGCGAACATGGACGAGCCGTGCCGGATTTGGAACGTGTCCGCATTGCCGTCAATGTTCCAGCGCGAGCGTTGCAGCGTCTTCAGTCGGTCACGGTCGCCACAATCGAGCCCTTCGCGGTCAAGGACACCGGAGATGCTTGCACCGAAAAACAACCCGCCGCCGCCACCTTCTGCGTTCGTGTAGATGCCGTTGAAGGCCGTATTGGCCGTGTGCGAGCACAGGTAGCCGAGGCAGTTTTGGTTCTCCACCTGCGGGAGGGCGTTGGGCCATTGACCATGCGAGGCGAAGGTGACACCTGAGGTAGACACCGCACCCGAGGCGAGATCCACATAGCCCCACTTGTCGTCCTTGTAGTTCCAGACGAACGCCTTGTCACAGCAGGTCGATGCGTTCTTGGCAAAGCACACCATCACCTCCTCAAACAAGGGGTTCAGGCACAGGAACGAGAGGTGAGCGTAAGCCGGGGTGATGTTGGCTTGCAGGAACTGCTTGACCCGACCCGCTGCGATGCTCCGAGGCTCGCCACCGTTGGACACCATCACGTCATAGTCAGGCGTGAGGAACACATGACCGACAGGCGTATCGACAACGCAGTTCGGGAATGCAAGGCCAGAGTCGCCAGGTAGGCGAGTGAACTCAAAGACCTGATCCGAGCCCTTGAGATACTGCATGGCGTAGCGTGCGTCTGCCATGTAGACAATGTTCACATCACCCATCGGCAGGCAGTCAACCGCTGCGCCCGCCGTTTCGGTCAGGTTCGTCTCGCCCGCTTGGTTGGTGTCCGAGGCTACCCACGTATTAGGGATTGAGTTTGGGTCCGTGACCGCGTTAGACCATTTGATGTTCTGACGCTTGTAAACACCGTCCTCCGTGGTGCCAACAGCGACAACGAACCCCTTGAATGAATGCACCGCTACTGCGGTGTTCCAGGTAGACGTTCCCGAGAAGCCGGGGAGCTTGCGCAGCTTGGTCGAGGTGTCGCCGTTCCAGTAGTACAACCCTGCCCCGGGATGGTTGAACAGCATCAAGCCGTTGAACGGGCCTCCGCTGTAGCGCTGGAGCCCAGACAGGGCGGAAAAGTTGGAGGTGGCCGAGCCGGAGTAAGCACCGAACGAGGTTGCCGGGCTCACGGCAGGCGCAGAGGCGACCGTGTAGGTGAAGGTCGTAGCCGTGGGCGTCGTCGCCACCGTGACGCCCGTAGCGTTGTACGTGGAGGGCAAAGCTCCGTACACATCCACCACCGAGGAAGCAGCAGTCAGCCCGTGCGCGCTGGCGGTGGTCGCCGTTACGGTCGTCCCTGCGCTGGTCAGGTTCGTAATGACGATGCCATCGGTCTTGCGGGTGATTTCCGTACTGTTGGCAGCGCTGTCGGCGTAATAGGCTTTGGTCGAAGTGACGTAGAAGCCGTATTTCGCTGATGCAGTGGCATACGGCATCCCCCATTGGGGAATGATTGCGGGCGTGTCGAAGTACAGCGCCGCACCGTCCCACAACTGAGCGAAACCCGAGCGGAAGCGGTAGTTGTACGTGCCCGCAGACCAAACGCCAGGCTCAAGCTCCGAAGGCAGAAGGTCGAAGTTGACCCCTTTGCCGCAGTCGGGGATGGTGTATTTCATTGCGGGCGTACCGCCAAAGGACCGGCGTACTTGCGGTCTTCGTTGTTTTGATTGATGCGGTCGCAAATGGCGTTGAACAGCAGGCCGAACTTCTGCGTAGCCGCGTCGTCCTGGTGCAGCAAAGCCCCATGCATGGCCGAGCCGTAGAGGTACGCATTGGGAAAGCTCGCCAAGAGCGCATTGCTGGTTGCAGAGCCCGATAGCGGGGTGAACTTCGCCATATGCGTGATCACGACCGAACCCGAGCCCATCGGCGTCGTGCGGATCGTGCTGCCGCTGATGGTGTAGAAGTGCCCGTCCCCCGAGTCGTTCAGGCGCATCCTGTCGAACTCTGCGGGCGTGATGTACGTCAGGGGGTGATCGGTGTCGTCGTCCCAATAGACCGAGCGAGCACCAAGGAAGCCAGTAGGAAGCGTCCCGCTGCCGTCTGTGATCGTGACGGTGTTCGTCGCCTCAAACTCCAGCAGCTTGACCTTCACTTGCAGGTCGGCCTCGCACAGGGCGATGTACTGCTGCAACTTGGCGGAACTGTCCCCGTAGTTCAGGAGGTCGCCCACCTCGGTCTGAAGCTCGGCCCAGGTCGTGATCGCCACGGCTAGTCCTTACAGACCAAAGCCGAAGGTGAATTCGACGGTGCAGGTGCCGGAGTCAGTGATTGCCGCCATGTAGGTGTCGTTCGCGTTGATGGCGAACGCCTCGGCGTAGACAAACGGCGTGCCGGGGTTCGGGCACAGCATGTCCGTCAGCGTGACGGCGGTCGTGCCAGATCCCACACCAGAGCGGATGCGAGCAGACGCGGTGCCAGCAGTGAACACCACACGGACAGCGGTTGCGCCGAGGGCGACGGTCGGAATGGCGACGTTCGCGCTGGTCGTGGAGACGGTGCGCTGGACGGTCGAGCCGGGGATGGGTTGAAACGCTTTCATGGGGTCAGACCTTTCCCGGCCAGATGCGGAAGTGAGTAAGGGAGGGGTCGTTCAGCATTCGGCGGATGTGCTCTTCCCCGTTGCAGAACTGCTGGAAGGTGATGCCGTTGTCGTTGCAGTAGCGTTCGACAAGGACGAATGGGAGCTTTGCGGCGTGCTTCATCTCCGATGTGCCGTGGACGCCTTCGTTGTGAAGCGCCTTGGTTTTCTCGGCAATCGAGGTGCAGTCCTGCACGCGCTCAAAGATGGTCTTCCCATCCTCTTGGTGCATGACGGTCTGAACCGGCCCGTTAGAGAGCAGTCGCATGTGTTCTCCGGCGTCTCTCGACGTTAGGAAAAGAAAAGCCCCCGAAGGGGCGAGGATCAGGCCGGAGCCAGGCAGACGGTGATGCAGCCCACAGCGGCAGTCATCGTGCCGGTGAAGTCCACACCGATGCGGTCGCCAGCAGCAATCGAAGTCACCCCGGAGGTGGTCGAAAGCGTCAGGTTCTGCACGGTGTCAGCCGTACCCTTCAGGTTCATGGTGCTGGAGTGCAGCGCCGTACCCGAAGCAATCGCGGTCGTGCCGGATGCCTTCTTGATGGCAGCGGTAACCGCGCCACCATCCGAACCCGCCACAGTGGGCGAACCGGAAATGCCCTGCACCACATAGGCGCGGGTTGCCACGAAACACACCTTGTCGATGGACGCGGCGTTGTATTCGATGTTGATGTTGATGAAGCCGCCGTTGTCGCGGTCGCCACCCTGAAGGCCCATCGAGCCGTCAGCGTTTTGTTTGAGAGCTACTGCTGCCATGTTTTCTCCTTGAGGAGACAGGGGCCGAAGCCCCCGTCAGGTTTAGGCGATGTCGTAGACCGCAGCGTTCGCCTTCGGGTTCTGGACTTCCAGCGTCCATTCCGCAATCAGCATGGCCTTCTCGCTGTCGCCAGTGGCCGCAATCTCCTTCTTGAAGATCGGGCGCAGCCAGGCAATCGCCAGCTTGTTCGACTCCAGGATGAACACATCGCGGGTGCGCTGGAACAGGTTGGGGACAGCCTTGAGCGTGCCGAAGTCGGACACGTACACATCGACCGCAGCGGTAACCTTCTTGTCCTCGCTGTTGTCGTTGCGGGTCGCGCCGCCAGTGAAGCCCGAGAAGGCTTGCTTGGCCGCAGCGCCCATCGTGATCGTGTCGGGCTTGCCGCCAGCGATGTAGACGAGTTGCAGGGCCGACTTCAGTTGCGCTTCCGTGAAGGAACGGGTGGTGCCATCGGTAACGCCCGTGTTGCCGGTGTAGCTCGCCAGGGTCGTGTCCGTGGCCTTGCTCACGTTGTCCACGGTCCAGCCCAGCAGGCCGCGCGACTTGCGCGGGGAGGTCGCCAGAACATCGTTCTGCGTCAGGCCGAACTCGATGTCGCGGCGCAGCTCCAGGCCCTTCAGAGCGGTCTGATAGCCCATCTCCGACTTGCGACCGGCGCTGTTCACGGCTTCTTGCGAACCCGAGATGACAACGGCCTTGGTGGAAATCTGCGTGCGGTTCGTCAGGCGAACGGACGGGGTGACAGCAGCAGCGCTGAAGTCGTCGCCTTCCACAGCGGCGTTGGACGCAGCAGCGGCGAGGGCTTGGGTTTGCCACTCATGCAGGGTGGCAGTGGCTTTCGCCTTGCCAGCCATCGAGTAGACCGGGGTTTCGGTCGGGTCGATGCGCGAGATGACATCGGTCAGGTCCTCACGGTTGCCGATAGCGGCGGTCGTGAGGTAGGTATTGGTCGGTGCAGCCATGATTTTCTCCAGCGCTTCTCAGCGTTAGGGGTTACAGGTTCTCCAGGACGCGGGCTGCGTCTCGGAGTGAGCCGGAGCGTGCAAGCTGTTTCATCGCTTGCGTGCGTCCGTCCGTTGCGTGTGTCTCTCCGCCGCCAGGTCGCTCCACCTTCTGAGGAAGGTTGCCCACCTTTTGGGCAGCGGCTTTCGCTTTAGCCATCATCTGGTCGTACAGCATCGCCTTGCGGCTCAGGATGACGACTCGGTGATCGCTGATGTTGTCGATCTGAGCTTCTTCAAGGCCCTGCGTCTTCAGGTAGTCCTTGATCGCAGCGCGTTCCGTCTTGGCCTTCGATTCGTCTTTCCACTCAGGGAGCTTGGCAAGAAGTTCCTCTTGCTGCGTCTGGAGGAAAGCCCGCATCTGCTGGGCCTGCTCGGACTGATTCTTGGCGTGGATCTGCTGCTGTTCCTGGTTGATCCTCTGGAGCTGGGCTTGTCTCGCGTTGGCAAGGTGCTGTTGCTTCAGGTATTCAACCGGGTCAGTGTCTAGCAGCTTCTGCCAGTCAATCTGCGATTGCTCTTGGAGTTGCGCTTGGAGCAGCGATTGGGTCTGTTGCAACCCCTGCGCGTACTTCTGCCGCTCCTCCCGCGCTTTCGTGGCTTCCGCTTCCGCAGCTTTACGCTGCTCGGCGGCCTCCATCGTCTTGCGCGTGTAGTCAGCCTGCCTCAGACCGTTCTTGTAGTGGTCCGCCAGTTCCGCCTTGGTCAGTTCGACAGTCTTGCCATCAACTTCGATGGTGATGCGTTCTGCTTCGGCGGGCTGGTCCTCTACCGGATCGGTTTCGGGTTCAGCTTGGGTAGCCTCGGGAACCGTTGCGGGTTCGACCTTGGCGGGTTCGGCGGCTTGCGCTGCCGGTTGCTCTTGCGGCTCTGCGCCGAAGAAGCTTGCTGCCTGATCAATGCTCAGGGGTGCATTGGATTCCGTTGCCGGGGTGTCCATCAGTTGATTTCCTTTGCCGACGCATCACTGCGCTGGGCTGCTCCAACAAAGCCCGTGGGGGCTTAGAGGCTGGGAGCGGTCAGCCTGCTAACTTTGCGCGCCAGAATGCTTGATTTCTGACTGGCAACACGATTTGTCCGTCAGCCTTGACTGCCAACGCTTGCAGCGCGCGACAGCGTCACCCCTTCGCCGCTTTGCAGCACATACCCGGCAGGCCCCTGCTCGGTGCGGATGCCGCCAAACTTGACCGTTTCCACGATGCCCTGCGCCTCCGGGTGGACGATGCAGGTGATGCGCCGGTCCCAGCTATTGAGGCGGTGGACGATCTCTAGGAGTCCATCCCAAGAAACTCCCTCGCCTGCGCCCGCTTCGTCGGGTTGGTGTGCTGCAACTCCAGCAGGGCCAACTTGCCCGTCTCCATCGTGGTGGTCAGCGACTGCCGGACTTTGGAGAGCATCGTCATTGCCAGGAACAGCTTTTCGCGGCCTTCCGCGTCTCTTTGGGGCGAGTTCTTCCATGCTTGCGTCAGTTCCTCTTCGATGGCGTCAAAGGCAGCAGAGAACTCCTCGTTCTCCAGCACCTCTTTGGCGCGGCTGCCTCGGTGAAGGCGTTGTTCGTCAGTCATTCGTAGACCGGAGCATTTCCGGGTGGAAAGATTCGCGATGCGTGAGGTCGGCCAAGAACCACAGACAATCAATCACGCCATCGTCCCGGACGAACTCCACAGTCATGCGTGGTCCACCGCTCTTAAGGGTGACGATTTCGCCTACTTTGAACGGGCTCATGGTTTCAGTCATTCGTTGCGTTATCCGATGCGGCTTCTTGCTCTGCGCTCAGCGTGGTCTCTGCCGTGATCTGTGCGGCATCGAGCTTGCTGGCAGCGTTGATGCGGGCAATCTCGATCTGCGTCTGAGACTGCGCCTGAATCTTCAGTTGCTCAAGTTCCATGCTGCGCTCAAACTTGAACTGCTCAAGCTGCATTTCGGCCTGGACCTTCTCCCGCTGCTGCGCGGCTTCCTGCTGCTGGCGATTCGCGTCCACCTGTGCCTGCATCTGCATCCGCTCGCGCTCAAGCTCGATGTCAGCCTGCTTGGCCTGCATGTCCGCTTGCGTCTTGGCCTGCACCTTCATCTGCTCGATCTGCATTTGACCGGCCATTGGGTCAGGCGGTTTCGCGTTCGGGTCGGGCTTGCTGAAGAACTTTTCCGCCGACTTGAAGCCCATCGCCTTTGCCATCTCCAGCGAGGACGAATAGAGGTTCTCCGGCTTGGCAATGCCAATCGCAAGACCCTGCGCCTGCGCGTTCTGCAACGCCATCAGGTGCTGGATCTGTTGGTCCTTGTTGCCAACCCCAAGGCCGACATTGATCCCCACATCGAACTGGTTGCGCCACTCTCGCGGGTCCATGTCCACCCACTCGCCCGAGAGGCGGATGCTGGCCTTCTTGCTCTGATGCTGGCAAACCAGCTTGAGCATCATCTTGAACAGGTCAACGAACCCCTCGGCGAAGTTGCGGGCAATCAGGTCAACCCGCATATCCGCTTTGTTCGTGACGATGTTGGTCTTCGTCGCCGTCTCGGCCTTGTTCAGGCTACCGGGGTCATTGCCTTGGCTCAGACGACTCCAGCCAGTGGAGTCCTCGTTGTAGCCCTTCATGTACTCCAGCATGTTCATCGCCTCGCCCATGGCACCCTTGCCCTGGTCCAGACGGCCCACCATGCCGGGAGCCTTGGTACGAACGACACCACCCGGGCGGCTGCTCAGAAGGTCATCTAGGTTGACCTGCCCTTCAACAGCAAAGTAGCGCCCATTGACTTCCAAGTAGGCGTTGTCCAGCGCAGCCCGCAGCAGCGCGGTTTCCGTCTTCTGGCCTTCCATCGCCAGGTCAGCGACAGACAGGCCGAAGAACTTGTGCGGCTCAGGGATCGGGCAGATCGAAACGAACGGGATGGAATCGACCACCACGTTATCCAGGTTCTTGCCACCAGCCCGGCAAATCTTCCGCAGTTCCGCGATGCCATCGCCGTCGAAGTCCACGCGCATGTAGCACTCGGACACCCAATACTGACGCTGGCTCTCGTCGCCCGTGTTGCCCTCGTCGTCGATGTAGTCGTCATCGAACGAATGCCGCGCATCACGGATGGCGTTGCGGTCCAATCCGTCACTATCAGACCCTAGCGACTCAATCAGCGACTTCGGATAGCCCATCGACAGCAGATCGGACTTCGTGCGGCGGAAGCGATGGACGACAGCAGGAGATTCCTGCATGTTCATCTTCGCCTTGCGCGAGATGCCGAATTCCTCGGGCGGGACGTTCTCAATCGCCAGCTTGCCGCCCTTCTTGGTGCGGCGGCAGGAAACGTCATACAGCATCGCAGGCGGCATCGACTGAATCTGCTCCATCCGCTGCTGAATCGCCATCACAGCCTGACCGCCGTTCGGGTCGTTGATGGCCTGGTCAAGCTGGGCCTGCAACTGCTCCAAGGCATCGGCGCGGCTCTTGGCGTCTTCCTCGTCGGGGTAGGACTTCTGCTCGATGATCTCGATTTCGGCGTCATCCTCCAGCATTGCGAGGTTCGCCGGGGTCTGCCCAACGTACTCCTCTCGCGTTTCTTCGTCCCGCGTGTCCCACCACACCTTGACGATGCCGCGCTTGAACTTCAGCGCATCCTTGAACCAGCTATAGGTGACAGAGTGACCGTTGGCCTTCTTGAAGAACAGGTAGTTCAGGAAGTCGGTCGCGTTCCTGGCCTTTTCCTCGTCGTCAGGCTGCACCGGCTCAAACTCAACGACCGTATCGCCTCCGGTGAACTTCACCATGAGTTGAGGCAGCATGGACTCGATGGTGTTGCGAACGACAGGAACGACGACAGAGGAGCGGCCAATGATGGCGGGCGGGGACAGGTCGCCTTCAGGCAGGGCATAGAAGTAGCTCTCCGCCTTCCTGCGCTGCTCTGCGAGCTTTCCATTGCCCAAGCCGATGGCAGAGCGGATCTCCGCGTCTACCAGCGCTCCAAGTTCGTCTTCAGTCATGTTCGGGTCGCTTCGCAGCGATGCCTTTCAAGTTCAAGCGGTCATCAGGTACGGGTAATTGAGCGGCTTGGACTCCTGCGGCTCAACGTAAGCAACGCACATCAGCCCAAACGCGTCGGCGCAGTGGCTCGACCAATCATGGTCCGGCCCTAACCCAATGCCCCGCTCCAAATCCCGCTTTTCGTGATACCAGCCCAACGCGCTACGTCCGCCCTCGGTCGTGGCCTCGTTGAACCAAATGCGAGGGAACAGCCTGCGAGCCGCTTCAATGCGCCCCTTTGCCGCTCCCTTGCCCTGGTTGGGAATCACCTCCGCCGTATAGCCAGCCTCGTTGAAGGCTTTGCGGAACGACGAATCGACGATCTTTTCCTGCGTGTCACCGTCATGCGGCAACCAAATGTCAGCCTTGCCAGGGCCCCAGCCTTTGTCACGCAGCCAGGTCAGGTGCGCCGACAACGGCTGTCCCTGCGCCTCGTAGTAGTCAAGGACACGGATCTCTTTGCCAACGAACTGCGCGACCCACATGGAGAATGCGTCAGCCTTTGCGCCGGTGCCGCCAAGGTCACAGAAGACGCGAATCGCCATCAGCGGGTCACGCGCCACCCTGCCGATGCGCCCCTCTAGCTTTGCGTTCGTCAGGTCAGAGGCGAAGTACGCACCCTCAACCACCGTGACGTAATCGCCTTCCCAAACGTGGTCGTACTGGTCAGGACGCTCAATCTTGTCCCGTTGCCTCTCGCGCTCCAGCTTTGCCGGGAACTTCGGGTTGTCCCGCCAGTTCAGTTCGACAATCTTGATGCGCGGGTCTTTCGACTCGCCAAACCGCTTCTCTACCGCTGAATTCTTCCGCTTGCGGTTCCAAGTCACCCACAGTTCGGCGTTCCAGCCGTCGCCTTCTTCTCGCAGCGTCGGGACAACCACCGTCCACGCTTCGTCGGTGACAGGCTCGGCCTCGTCAACCCACAGGACCAGGATGCGGCCCTTTGACTTGATGCTGGCAACGTTGCGATCAAGGCCGACGAACGTGAACCAGATCCGCCCGTCGCGGCTCTTGATGTACTTGTCGCCTATCTCGTAATAGGCCGCTAGCCAAGGCTCGTCCTCAATCGCCCGCTTGCACTCCTCCAAGGACGAATCCTCTAGGGAGTTCATAAACTGCCGTCCGCAGACAAGCTGGCCGGTGATGCCCTGCTTGCCGTAGATGTAGCCGCGAACGGCAATCATCTTGGCGAAGCTGCGGGTTTTGCCTGACCCTCGCCCGCCCCTAGCCCCCCTTACGTCAGCCTCTCCCTCGAAGACCGGGATCAGCTTGTCGGGAATCTCAATCTGTACGGCTTGCACGCATCGGCACCAGTTCAATGCGGCTGACCGTTTGCACCGGGCCAACACCGTCTTCGCCGGTCACAGGCTGCGCCGCTTTGCCCCACCCACGATCCAATAGGGAGTTGACCGCAGCAACCCGGGCTGCGTCACTGTTCGATGTCCGCATCACCTTCACCAGCGCATCCAATGCGTCTGCGGTGTATTGCCTCGCCAACTCGCGGACGGTCTTCACATCCTCCGGCAGCTTCGGTCGCCCGCCTGGATTGCCGGTCTGCCCCTTTTGGAACGGTTTGCCGCGTGGTTTTTTGGTGTTCTCAGCCATGATTGCGGGTGCCTCTCAGCGTGTCCGCCGTTAGTGATTACTGACGTTGAATCAGTGCCTTGGCCTGTGCGTAGGTCAGGTCAAGTCTGTAAAGGGTTGCCAGTGCGTTGGCGTAGCGGTGGAGCCCGCTCGGGTTCAGGCGGTAGGACTCCCGATAGGCTTCCGCCTCTGCGTCCTGGCGGAACATCGGAGCGAGCAGGTAGCCAACCACCCAGCGAAACCAACCTACCCGGCGCATCTGCTCGGCGTGCACAAGTTCATGCGCCATCAACACCGCGTCATCCTTGCGGGCGGGCCGCAGCAGGATCAACCGGGGGTGGAGGCACATGCCGTCCACGCCCTTGGGCATCCAGTTGGTCACGATGACGCGGGGTGTCTGCATGTTGCGCTGCTCTCGCCTCGCTTAGTGATTGGTTGCGGCCTAGACGGCTGCTGCCGCATACGTGGCGTGCCCCGCAGTGCTCGGGTGCACGTTGTCGTCATAGCCCGTGGGGTACGTGAGGTACGTCGTCCCGTCCTTGAGCGTGCAGAAGCTAGTCCGCGTCGAGACTGCAGTGGCGATCTGTGCACGGTAGTCCGGAAGCGTCGAGCCAAGGCCGTTCGCGGTTTCGGTCTGCCGCTGAATGGGTGTTTGGCAGTAGATGACCAGGCTAGGCAGTGCAGCGTTCAGCGCGTCCAGAAGGGCTGCGTAGGCGGTGCCGAAGTTCGCCGCCGTCCAGTAGTTCAGGCCATAGTCGTTCGTGCCAATCGCCATCCACAGCTCTTGCGTGCCAGTGGCCCCGCTAAAGCATGAGGCGATCTTGTTGACGAAGGCCGTCCGGGCGGCTGCGTCGATGGCGTCGTCATAGAGTGCGCGGAAGCCGTAGCCTTCAACGACTGTACGCGAGGGTGCGCGGCTGGCCCGCTTGAGCATCGTCCAGCCTTCCCGGCTGGGGACTGCGGCATTGGCACCCACGGAGATGGAATCACCGTAGTACACGCGAACGTTCGCCTTGGTGGGGGTCTGCACCGTCAGGGCGGCATTCGCACGCACGCCGATGAAGTACGTGCCCGATGCGCCCCCACCAGCGCCGACGCGCAGGGCGTTCACGAAGCGCACGCGCTTGGTACCGCTTGGCAGGAACAGTGCCCGTCGATTCGCCCCGGTTGCCTGCCGCTCTAGCAGTTGGTAATACGCATCGTCCACGTAGACGGTGATTTCACCAAACGCGCTGTTGAGCGAGTCATCGAAGTCCACTTCAACGATGGTTGCCGTGGTGCTGTACTCCACGCTCGCGAACGCCGAAACCTCGAAATAGGTAGCCTTGGCAACAGGCGTGCTCGTATCCCAGAAGTCGCCGGAAGCTGCCGTGTGGCTGTTGGTCAGTTCAGGCGGGCAACGGGCCTGGAGATATGTGTTGACGCTGGCAATCTCACCGGCTGTACTCGTGGCGCCACGGACGATGATCCCGTAGATCCGGCCAATCCATTGCGAACTCGCAGCACCATCCCCGACCGTGATCGCGTAGGTGCCGAAGTTCCCGCCCCCACTGTCAGCAGTGCCGAAGTTGGAGAACGCCCCTTGCGCCCCGTAGTTCTGGAGCAGCGGGTTTTCCGTGGCCTGCGTCGCCCCTGCCAGGTCAAGCGTCGCGGCGAGCACCGCCGTATAGGTGCTGATGGTGGGGATGGAGCGCCCACCAAAGGCGGTATTGCCCCTGCGATAGAGCAAGGGAGCGCCGCCGTTGGTCTGAAGCTCAAATGTTCCGTTCTGCGTTCCGGGATCGCCAAAGCCGATAATCCCGCGCTGCACGCTCGCAAGGTCAGCCTTCACCGCAGCAAAGAGCGTTACCTTGTCGGTGCTAGAGAGGTTCACCGCCGCCGTGCTGGCCGTCGATGTTCCGCCAAACAGCAGGTAGTAGTAGCCGTAGTCGTCCTGGCCTAACGTGACGTTGGTTAGCGTCAGCGTATTCCCGCGTCCGCTTCCGTCTACGATCTTGGTGACGGTCTGCCCCGCAGCAGTCACCGGGGAAGTCATCCCGGCGTCCTGGTACATGGTGGACAGGTTGGCAGGAATGAACATGGCCCCTTGCTCGCCATTGGCGAACAGAGCAGCCGGGTCATACGCTGCGCTAGCGCCTCCCGCCCTCAGTCTGCCATTGGTGCGAAGCCTGCCCATTGAGTCCTCTAAAGAAGAAAGCCGCCCGGGTTAGGGGCGGCTGAAGGTTTGCCAGGAGACTGGCAACTGCTTGGTTTCAGTAGCCGGTGCTGATGTCGGCTTACCGGGACCGTGCTGCCCTTTCGGGTGGAGCGGACGGCCTCATCCGGCACTTTCGTCGCGCATCAGCCTGCGCATTCACTGAAAAGGGGTGGGGCGCTCTTGGTCTAGGGGGTGGCCGTGCTTCGCGAGCGTGGCCCCATATGGGTGACTTGTGAGCTAACCCCGAAACGAAAAGAGCCCGCCGAAGCGAGCCCTTATTGGATATTGCAGAGACAGCTCCGCAGCCCTGAATGTCGTAGGTTTCGTCCTACTTGTCCAGTCTTTAGCTCAACCTTATGTCTCACTTCCATGCGTAGAGGACTGGCGCTCCCCGCGTAGCTGCTGGCGGCTTCGGTACAACGGACCCCGATTGCACCAGTTCATGCAGCACGCGCTGAATAGCCTTGCGAGCTGCGCGGCGCTCTTTGAGGTTAAGCGTGCGTCCCTGAGTGGCATAGCGCACGATCTGCACCATACGGAACTCCCGCCCGGGGAATGCGGCCATCAGGTCCATAACGTCCTTAGCGAACTTCAAAGGCTTCCTCCACGCGGCGCACCGCAGATTGCAAAAGCAGGTCGTAGCTGTCCACGGTCAGCCCCATGCGGCGGGCTGCTACGTGCTTGCCGTGATTCCGTCCCGATGTGTGCCGCCCGGGGTATTCCGCCTTGAGGACGGCTCGCTCCGGCCCTGCGAGGTCGTCATAGACCACCTGGACCTTTCGGGCGTGGCGGTCGTTCGGGCGGATGTGCGGGGCTTCCGGCATGTCGTCGGGGTTCCAGTCAGGAGGGGCGCGGTACTGGCTTTCCAGGCTTCCGCACTGAGTAGCGGGCAG